ATTCATGTTGCCTGTTTCTCATTGCTTCCTTCCTTTCTCCCTAAACCTCTGTATTTGTGTCCTTTCTACATTGGTTTTCTCCTCTCACTTGCTCCTTGTGATCAGATGGTCGGATGCCCTTCCCTCTCTGTGCAGTTCATAAAATGAATAATTATGCAGGAAATGTATATGAAAAAGCCTAAGACAATGAGCATAGATTTGGAGACCTTCTCCTCGGTGGACATCGGGAAGTGTGGTGTCTATAAGTACGCTGAGTCTCCGGACTTCGAGATCCTGCTGTTTGCCTATAGCCTGGACTATGGACCGGTACAGTTGGTGGATTTGGCACAGGGAGAGAAGGTTCCGGATGACATTCTGGCATATGTCTGGGATGAGGCTGTTGAAAAGACAGCGTTCAATGCGAACTTTGAACGTACCTGTCTTGCTTCTTATTATAAAAGGTACTGCGATCCTGAGCAGTGGTCCTGCACGATGGTCTTGGCTGCGTCTTGTGGTCTTCCAATGAGTCTGAAGAACGTAGGTATTGCGCTGAATCTTTCAGAGGACAAAGCAAAGATGAAAGAAGGCGCGGATTTGATTCGTTACTTCTGTATCCCCTGCCGACCGACTAAGACGAACGGACAGAGGACGCGCAATCTTCCTGAGCATGCCCCGGATAAATGGGAAGTCTTTCGTCAGTACAACATTCGAGACGTCGAAACGGAAAACACAATCAGACAAATGCTTCTGAAGTGGAGACCGGACAGAACGGAACAGCACCTGTGGGAAATCGACCAGAGGATGAACGACGCGGGTGTTCGGATAGAACCAAAGCTGGCCGAGAATGCTATTCGTATCGGTGACGCTTACCGTGAGAAGCTTCTCGATAAGGCGAAGGAGATTTCCGGTTTAGAGAATCCTAACTCGACCGCCCAGATAAAGACATGGTTGGAAGAGCAGGAAGGGATCGAGGTTCTTTCATTAAATAAGAAAGCGATTGCTGATGTGTATGCCGACCTGTCTGACGAGGCGACGGTGGAAGTATTGAAACTCCGGGAAGAGTTCAGTAAGTCTTCCAACAAAAAGTATGAAGCATTCCTTCGGTGTAAATGCGACGACGATCATGTGCGTGGTACTTTCCAATTCTATGGTGCTTCCACAGGACGATGGGCCGGGAGGCTGGTCCAGCTCCAGAACTTGAGCCACGATACGATTGATGACTTGGATACTGCAAGAGATATGGTTCTGCTTGGTGATGAGGAAGATTTTGAATGCCTCTATCCTAAAGTTCAGCAGACCCTATCCTGCCTGATTCGTACTACTATTATCCCGGAAGAGAACAGCCGGTTGATCGTTTGTGATTATTCCGCCATAGAAGCTCGCGTAATTGCTTGGATAGCAAATGAGGGATGGAGACTTGACGCGTTCAGAAATAACAGGGATATCTATTGCGAGTCTGCTAGCAGAGCTTTTAAGGTTCCGGTTGTTAAGCATGGGATAAACGGAGAACTGAGAGCCAAAGGTAAGATCATAGAGCTGGCTTGCGGTTATGGTGGGAGTGTCGGGGCCATGAAGAACTTCGGCGCTGATAAGCAGGGCATGACAGAAGAAGAGATGATCGACCTGGTTGACAAATGGCGTGACGCTTCTCCTCATATCGTAGCTCTGTGGAAATCTTTGGAGACTGCGGCTATTAAGTGCGTTACTACCAAACGTCCTACGATCTCTACTGTCGGTAGTATCCGGTTCGATCTTGAGGACGGCGTTCTGTTTATGACGCTTCCTTCCGGTCGAAGGATCGCATACTGGGGCGCGGAGATGGGCAAAGACAGATGGGGTCGTCCGTCCTTAACTTACATGTCGATGAACCAGACCACTAAAAAGTGGGAAAGAACTGAGACTTTTGGTGGAAAACTTACAGAAAACCTAATTCAAGCTACCGCTAGAGACGTTTTAAAGGAGGCGTTATTTAACTTAGATCTGCATCATTACTTTGTTCGCGCAACGATACACGACGAAGTTGTAATAACAGCTCCATACGGTTTTGGTTCTCTGGAAGAAGTAATCCAGCTCATGTGTAAGGGAGCCCCCTGGACCGAGGGTCTTCCTCTTAATGCAGATGGATATGAGTGTACGTCATACAGGAAGGAGTGATCGAATGCCCTGTCAAAAAGGATATAGACGAGAGCATGCGAACGAATGGAACTTTGATACCGGCGACACGATGGTACGTATTCAAAAGTGTTTATCCTGTACCAGACCGGAGTGCGTAAACTGTTACGTAACGGCTCAGAGAAGAAAGAAAGGTCTCGACATGCGGAAGAGATCACCTGAGTTCCAGGATAAATTTCTGGCTGCGTACATCGTAGGTTCTGATGATACTGAAATAGGAGGAATTCTTCACAAGTCTCAGGCGACGATATGTAAATACAGGCTCGACTTGAATTTTCCTCCTCCGTCTAAGGTAACTATGGAAGAACGGCAAAGGATGGTGGACGAATGGAGACAGAAAGCAAAGTAAGAAAAACTTTATATGGCTCAGAGTCCTCAAACACCTGTGCCTTCTGTGCTTATCATGGAAGATCTTTGACTCCTAGGCAGATGAAGCAGCATGAGTGTCTGGGCAAACAGTGTAAAGCTTTGATTAAACACCCGCATCCTTACTGGGATAACCGAGAAAAATCAAAAGAACTGCGGAAGGCCAGGAAGGAAAGACTTGAAGCACAGTACCTCCTGATCGTTAGGGAACAAAGAGGTGCTGTCTGAGTGAAATTTTTCCCTAAGAAACATCAGAGTATTGCGCTGGACTTTCTCCGGAGGAACAAGCGCTGTTGCCTGTTCTTGGATATGGGCCTCGGTAAAACAGTTACTGCGCTCACGGTAGCGCAGGAGTTGATCGATGACTTCCGTATAGAAAAGGTATTGGTGATTGCTCCGAAACGAGTAGCTGAGGATACGTGGTCCAGAGAGTGTGCGAAGTGGGATCATCTCTCCGGGTTAACGATCAGTAAGGTTCTTGGTTCAGCTAAACAGCGGGAGAAGGCATTGCAAACAGGCGCGGATATCTATGTAATCAACCGAGAGAATGTCCAGTGGCTGGTTGAATATCAAAAAGGAAACTGGCCTTTCGACTTAGTGATAATCGACGAGCTGTCTTCCTTTAAGAATCCCCAGGCCAAACGGTTCCGTATGCTGAAGAGAGTTATAGCAATGTCGGACTTCGTGTGGGGATTAACAGGTACGCCAGCATCGAACGGCTACATGGATTTGTGGGCAGAGATATATCTGATCGACGGAGGAGAACGGCTCGGGAAATATATCGGGAGCTACAGGACAGCTTACTTCTACCCCGGCGCTCATAACGGACACATTGTCTATGAGTATAAGCTTAGAGCAGGGGCCAAGCAAAAGATCGACCGGAAGCTTTCTGACATTTGTCTGTCGATGAGCAAAGAAGATTGGCTTACACTTCCTCCGATTACCTATAACGAGGTAAGGGTAAGGATGTCTCCGAGTGAGCGAGAGGTTTACGATCAGTTCCAGAGAGACAAAGTACTTCCTATTCTTGAAGGTAAGTTGGACACGATCGACAACATGAGCTCTGCAGTTGTTGGTGATACAGCCGCTGTGGTTTCCGGGAAACTGCTCCAGATGGCAAACGGCGCGGTGTACGACGATGTCAAGGGTGTGTTTCACCTGCACGACCGGAAGCTTGAAGCGCTGCAGGAGATCGAAGAGTCGTCACAAGGTCAGTCGCTGTTGGTGTTCTACAGTTATAAGCATGACCTGGATAGGATCAAAAGCGTTTGTAAACATGCGGTTGAACTGAAGGGTTCTGAGGATATTGACAAGTGGAACAATGGTGAGATACGAATGCTCCTCTGTCACCCGGCCTCGGCAGGATACGGTATTAATCTGCAGGAAGGCGCCCATATCATTGTTTGGTTTGGTCTCCCTTGGAGCCTGGAGCAATACCAGCAAAGCAATGCCAGACTGTACCGGCAAGGCCAGGAGTATCCTGTGATCGTACACCATATTATAACGGATGATACTCTGGACGACAGGGTGTTGACCGCTCTTCAGAATAAAGACGCCACGCAGAAATCACTACTGGACGCGCTGAAAGGATATGTCAATGAGATTTAAACAGTTTGAAATACGACAGTTGAAAACGAAAGACGAGTACGAGCTTGTGAAGTGGAGTGAGGACAGTTCTTCGTGTTACGTAATAGCCTTTATTAAATGGAATGCGCATGAGGTCTGGTTTGATTTTAAGAGTGTGGGTACTCGGTATCTGGAAGACCGGGAGGATGGGTTGGAAGAATTCATTCTGGCCTATATGAAAGTCCTTTATGTCTGCCGGAGAGCTTTGGATGAGTAAGAGGTACATAGTCTATCGGCACATAATGCCTAGTGGAAAATCTTATATCGGTATTACTACGCATAGTCTCAGAGAACGGATTCGAAGCGGCTATCCCCACAATTTGCATATGCGAAATGCGATTGCGAAATATGGCTGGGAGAATATAACCACAGAGATCCTGGCTGAAAGTGTTACACCGGAGGAAGCTTCCCTGCTTGAGACGTTTTATATTGAGGCGTTCGGTACGAAGGATCGGAGCAAAGGCTATAACATCGAAGACGGTGGGGTCCAGCGTAACAGTTTCAGCGATGAGACGAGAAGAAAGCTATCCGCTGCAGCAAAGAAACGGCACACTCCGATCTCTGTGGCGACCAGGAAAAAGCTGAGTGATCAGGCTAGGAAGAAACCGGTACGGAACATAGATACCGGAGAAGTATTCCCGAGTCTGGCAGCTGCCGGTAAATCGGTTGGCCATTCATATAAGCACATCTCTGATGTGTGTAACGGAAAAAGAAAAAAAGCTTTTGGATTTAGATGGGAGTTTATTAATGGATGAATTGATGATGTATACGAAGTGCAACAGCGAAGGTCGTCCGATTGAGTACGCCTTTGGCCCGGAGTGGGTAGCTATGGCTTTGTACATGGACGATACCGGTTTCCCTACGGAGGAAGAGGCTGTCCTTGAGTGGTACTTCAAGATCTTCCGGAAAAGGAATGATGATTCGTACTATGTTCCTACGATCTGGGATAAAGATGTAGAAGTATGGATGGCCATGCATCCGTCGAAGAATGAATCTCGCGCTATTCTTGAATGGTATAACAACGTGTATAAAAAGGAGGCATACCATGCAGCCAATTCAAAAGATCAAACCCCCGAAGATAATCCCGCAGACGAACAATCCGTCTGTAAAGTATCATCTGGCCCATCCTCCAAAGGCAAAGAAGTCTAAGCCGGTAGAGGAAAAGAAAACAGTGAGAGCTAAAATCTGGGCGGTTGATTTCGACGGAACACTTCACTTCGGAAGGTATCCAAACATCGGACCGGCAAACGAAGACCTTATCGACGTGCTGAAGGGCGCTCGGGTTCTGGGCGTACTTCTTGTTCTGTGGACCAGTCGTGAAGGAGCTGTCCTGGATGAGGCCATAGAATGGTGCAGAGGTCACGGTCTTGAGTTTGATTCTGTAAACGATAACCCACAGCAGACTATTGATTTGTTTGGTTATAATCCTCGTAAGGTTGCTGCAGACCTGTACATTGACGACAGGGCAATACCGTTTAAAAAAGATGAAGACGGAAAAGAAGGAAGTGATTCGCTATCCAAGTTACGCCGGTCGTTGTGAAGTCCTTCCTGACTTCACCTGATATTTATCTGAGTATTCTGGAAGATAAGGAAGCACAGTTCAGAACCTTAGAGGATCGTGCTGAGAAGACAACAACAGCGATCAGTGGTATGCCGTCTGGTGGTGGGCAGGATCGCAACGCTGTTCTTGCCAGCCTGGCGGATGCAAAGGCAGAATACTACAGATGGTACAATCGTTGGAGAGATCATCGGTCGCTGGTTCGAAACTTCATCGGAGACGTCGTTATCTCGGACACAAGGAAGGTAATCCTTAAACTCCGGTACGTGGATAAGATGGTGTGGGCCGAGGTTCTGGTCAGTCTGAATAACTGGCTGAAGGAGAACAGTAAAGAACCAATAAGCGAGAGACAGATGTTCTATGAACACTTGAAGGCGTTGGAAGATAGCGCCGATTGGATTAACCTAACAGGAAAATATTTATTCATAGGAAGGACGAATTATGACACGCAGTGAAATTCTTACCCAGGCCGGTGTCTGTGTAAACGGAGATCGGGATCAGCAGTATGGATCACCGGAAAGAAGTTTTGAAACAATCGCAGCTCTGTGGAACTCGTATCTGATGAACCGGGAAGATAGATTCCTCAGTCCTACAGACGTTGCGGCGATGCTGGCTCTTTTGAAGATAGCGCGGATTTCTACCGGGGCAAATAAGGATGACAACTGGATTGACCTGGCCGGGTATGCAGCTTGTGGTGGTGAGTTGTCTACACAATGAATACAACTGAAGGATTCAAAGAACTTCGGATAAGCGCGGCAGACGATGGTACCTTCTCCATTATTGTAGACGGTTCAGTAAAGGAGAGGGGCCTATCGTGGCCCGAGGTTGTCATAGCAGTTCGATCAATAGAGGAGGCAATGAATGAGCAGGTTCAGCAATAAGTGTGATCTCTGGGATTGGTTCTCGATGGTGAGAGAAGCAAACGAAACTCCGTTTCAGTGTTATCTCCGGTTGGGTACAAAGCTGTATCAGGACTCGGCTAAATATCCATTGGATGAGAGTGCGCGGATCAAGATTGAGAAACCTTCCGATCTTGTAATGTACTATCCCTATTACGATTCAGTCCATGTTTACGAGCGTGGTGGTAAGGACATTCATGTTCTTTGCAAACCGAAGTATGGAGAATATACCGGGCGCTTCTTTCATGACGCGCTGATGCAGGAGTATCGTCGGGTGTCTATAGAGGAGGACCCGGACTATGTGCAAGTATTTTGATTGTCAGTACTACGCGCCGAAGACAGTGTCGTGCGACTTCATGCTGATATCCGGACGCCCTCGTGGGTGCCCTGCGGATGATAACTGTGAGCACTATTGTACTGATCCCGAGGATATGGAAATTCTTCGGCCCAGGTTCTACCGGCCTCGTATTGTAGATCGTGACGCTGTCCGGAGAATGGAGAAGGTATACATCAAGAACATGAGGACGGAAGATCTCGCCAGACTAGCGAATGTTTCTGTAA